GTTAAAAACTCTCTCTCGATCGCGGATGAAAAGGCGACCAATATGGGGAAATTTTCAAGTGCCTTGGCGAGGTTTGGACGCGGAATTAAGAATGTAGCAACTTCAGATACGATGAAAAGAATTGCGTCAACAGCTGGAACAGCGATAATGAAAGCTGCGGAAAGTGAAGTAGGTCAGAAAGTTATTGCGGGTGTAGTGCAGGGTGTCGCTGAAGCAGCAATAACAGACGTCGAGGTTGGTGGTGCGATTAAGAAGGCAATTATTGGAAATGTAGTGGGCGTACATGAGTTACCAGTAGATCCCTTAAACCCAACTGAACAAGAATTAAATAATAAGTTAAGAAACCTCCAGCGTGAAATTAAATCTACGCAAGCTTTGGAACAAATTAATCAGGAAGCGGAAGCGAAATTAGCGAATAACATTGAAAAATTAAGAGAAGTATTACTGAAAGAATCAAAGATAACCCGTAGTGAACAGAATCAAGTAGAAGCATTAGACATATCAATGAGATCAATGATTGAATTAACTGAACATGAGGCGCGAGGATTACAAGAGTTGCAGGATGCTTTAATTAAAGAGGCGCGAGCGCGGACACGAGATGAAACGAAAATGGTAGAGGCACTAAAAGCTAACTATTTATCAATGTCTAACGTAGTAAAAACAGAGCGTGAAGCATTAATTGAAGAAGCTATGGAGCAAACGATTGATATTGGCGGTGAAATCGCAGAGCATTTGGCGGCTGAGGTTCCATTTATTGGAGAGGGTATTGCTACCGGAATGGCAACTGCAAGAGGGACTATGCAAATTTATAAACTCGCAACTATTATATCGAAGTTAACAGGAGTTGACGTACGACATGCAGAATTACCTGCGATATCTCCTATAGCAATAGATACCTTATTAACTACGGATAACATCAATGAAGGAGCGCTTCAAAAGATCGTATTGGCGAAGATCAAACAGGTCGAAGATGTTCATAAAGAGCTGGTGCATTTAAACGAAGTCGTTAATGAAGAGATTCAGAGGAAGAGTGCAGATGAGAGTTTGAAGACGGGAAGTGCTGATACTACCATCCACCATACGCTACGGTCAAATTATCATATACCTCGAAACAAAAGGCCAGGAATTCATGTTTTTACAGCACCTTATGATAGTGATTATGTTTTGATGTTTTTAATTAATTCGCCTTATTCACAGCACAGAGCTTGTTTAGTCTGTTTTGACCTATTAATAGATTATGTGATGATGCAGGACATCTCGCATGGAGGAACAAAATTACATAAAGGTCCAAAAGGAGGGAACTTGGTGAATTTTAAAGCCGCTTACAAAGAGTTTTTTAGAGAATCAGCAAGGAACGCGGGAAGTAGTACAATGCATTCGGAGCGTATGAGTAGAAGTGCGGGTAATGAGCCGTTGTATGTAACGAGTCTGCATTATCCATACAGCTACACGCATACTCGGAAAAACGCGGAAATAATTTGTAGAAACCAAGATGTGCAAAAGCATCTACTGCGTGGCCCTCTTGCAATGCAGCGGAAAGCGATCTTAAATGCGATTCAACATGGAGTGACTATAGTAACTGGATCTAGATCAAGGAGTGTACAGCAAGGCGCAAAAATCCTCAAATAAGGTGGCTTTCCATCTTCCTGAAGTGGGAACGCGAAGTAGGGGAGTTAAGATAC